GAAAATAAGATAAACCGCGGTTTACCATAAACGAGTTATATGCTTTTTCACAATCGTCATCAATCATAATATCTTTTTTAGTTAGATTGATACTATTTAAATAATCAAAATGATTCAAAATCCACCTTCAACCCCACTGTCTTGACTTGTCCATTCTAATGATCTTATTCTGTTCCACAATACATCTTCTGTTAAATCTACTGAATTACCTTGTTGAACATCATTGTCTCGATAATATAATTGTGGATATGTTTTATGGTCATTAGGCAATGGATGGTTATGTAGAACAGTATAATCTATATTCCACTCGTCTAGTTTTTCTTTTAACATATGACAATAATAACACGAATCTTTAGTAAATAACACAAGTTTTTGCATTATATTTTTACCAATGGTTCTACTGTTGATGTATCATGAAAATCATTTCTATAATGAGTTCTAGCATAACTTTCTTTTACAACGTAACCGTCTTTTTTTCTGTATACAGTATACTCTTCTTTGATTACATCAGTTTTATCTGCTTTAAGTGCTTGTGTAAAAGGTCCTTCGTTCATGTTCTGCTTCCTCTCAATGCAAAGAATAATCCACCTACCCATAAGAACACATGTAAGTTATCATACAATACAACATCCCATAAGCTAGTAGGCTGTCCGATCCATATAACACCTGTCATAATACAACAGATTACTATGCCACTAAATCTTGTCAGCATATCACCAACGTCTTGAATCCAAAAATCCCAGATATAATCACCTGCTATTTTAGAAACTAAAATACCACTAACTAATAATCCAATACCAGCACCTATTTCACCGTATACAACAAACCACCAAACTAAGTAGGGTAAATCCCATGATTCAGCATCTTCTACACTAAACGGTAATTTACTCATACCTTGTTGTAAGAATACAATTGCAATAGGTATACGTAGCAGCCAATGGCTCATACAAAACTCTGGTATTTTGCTTAATATGTTTCTCATTTATTTTTATCCTTATGAAAACAATTAAATTGTACAGCATAATATTCATTTTTAATAACTTGCTTCCAATTCTTTTTAGAAGCAATTATCTCGCATTGTTCTTTAGTAAATAATTGTTGCATTATATATTGATTTCCCATATATAACCAATCAGTACCTGTATTGCCCCACATTGAGACAACTAATATAAATTCTTTCATTACTTAAACTCCACATTTGCCATAATCTCTGTCATACAAGCAACAACATTAAGTTCATGGTCTGCCACAAAGGCATTCTTATATTGATAGTCAGCAAGAATTAAAACAAGTTGTGGAATAGATTGAGGTACAACATAATCATTCATAGAATCGTATATTCCACGAAAGATAGCGGTTGCATCTATATCCATACTATTAACGACCCAATGACGCATATTCTTAAAGTCTTTATCTTTAAGAAATTTTGCTAGATCAGAGAAAGAATTGTTAGTGCCTCTTGTATTAGATACAACAAGCATGCCGCTTGTACTATGTCTTTGGCTTTCATTTAATACTCTTCTCCAATCAGGTGCGTATTTCATCACAAGATCAACAGGCGTTTTATCGTCGTGCTTTATACCTTCTTTATCTAGTATATATAAAAGCCGGGAATAGAAGTCTTGTGCAAGCTTAGGTAAATCTTTCTTGCTTGTGTTAAACTCATAGACACCGCAACGAGAATGAAGTGGATCAATGATTTTATTCTTAAAGTTACAAGTGAGAATAAATCGACAATTATTAGCAAACTCTTCAATGAATCCACGAAGAGCAGGCTGAGTCGATTGTGCATTTAGATAATCAGCTTCATCAAGGATAACGACTTTATATCCACCTTGTAATGAAACCGATGATGCGAATTGTTTTATCTTACCTCGTAAGGTATCGATATTACCTTCTTCAGAACCGTTAATCAAGATATAATCTAGATCTAGTTCATTACAAAGGGCTTTAGCAACAGTTGTCTTACCAAGACCGGCTGTACCGGTGAAAAGCATATTAGGCAATTCACCGGTAGCCACAACATCATGGAACTGTTGTTTAAGTGTTTGCGGTAGAGTACACTCCGCAATTGTTTTTGGCCGATACTTTTCGACCCATAAAAAATCTGACATTACAAACCTCGTTCAACAAATACATTATATAATAAAAAGGGAGGTTTGTAAATTATTTTTGCGCCTCGTAATTTTCACCTAGAGAAATAGCTTTTACACACTGATCACGTAACTGACCGATTGTAGATAACTCTTCTCCGCGGAATCCACCACGTTGTGCAACGGCGTCAATGACCGCAATCATAGAACGACCCATTTGTGTTGATACCTGATAGATCTGATCGTGATCTATAGGAGCTGCTGTATCAGCTGGTGCTGGTGCAGAAACCATATTTTCGGCTTTAGCCATTTTATTCTCCATATGTTGAGGATTTTTCTAGAGCAATCCAATAGGATACGCCTAGTTCATTATTAGAAAACTCTGAGATGAGTTTAGACGAAATTGCCACGTGGTAATCACCTGGTATAATCTTGAGATTAGAGATACTTATAACAAAGTTAAAAGGATCTTCAGGATAATTGCCGGCTATATCGATAGCGAATGTATTTGATGTAGCATTTTTACTATCAACAACTGACAAAGTGAGATGGCCATTGCCTGGCGTAATCGATACTTCATCATGACCAAGAGCCGCTGCGGCACGTTTAATACGACTCAGTGTGTTAGCATCTAAAGTAAATTGTACTTCGCACTGAGGCATGACAATCTTTTTAGATGGTGATGTCAACATGTCCGGATCAGAAAAGAAATACTTAACTTTCGACCGGCCAGATGAATCACTAATGAGTACATAATCTTTCTCGAAAGATAGATTAGGTACATCAACAAGACCTAAGACATTTAAAAATTCATTTAAGTCATAGATCCCGAAGTTTTGAGGAAAGTCTTCAACAGTACTTGCTGCTGATAAAACATTCTTCGCTTCAGAAATAGTCTGAATATTATTGCCTTCGTTGAAAACAATATTAGAATTAATACCTGCATAATTCTTAAGAATCGACAGGGTATTTTCACTTAGTTCCATGATATACTCCAATTTAGAATACTATTATACGATATTTTTGAGTGTTTGTACACCACTATTTTACCTTGCTGAAGTTTTTATCTTTAATAAATTCCATCTTAGATTGAAACTTATCATCAAGGATTTCACCTTTATGTGATATAACAAAGACATTAGTATCTTCGCCAAACGCATAAATTATTTTCATTAGATTACCAACGCCATCGTGATCCAGTGACGAATCAAATGTCTCATCAAGTATGAGTAAGTTAGTAGCTACTGAATTTTTCATCTTGGCAATCTGACGCCAAGTAAATAATAAAGCCAGATCTATTCTTTGCTTCTCACCTTCTGAAAACGAATCATAAGAAAAGTTATCACGATGACGAGACCGAATAGTTTCAGTAAAACTTTCATCAAGATTAAAATGTACAAAGAAATCTAGAATCTGTAAATACTGATTTGTAAGTTGATTAATAACCGGTAAGTATTGTTTAATAATCTTTGTCTTAATACCGGTATCTTTTAGCATCTCAAGAATGACTGTATTATAAGTTACATCTTCGTTGATGCGTAATTTATTTTCAAAGTGTGCTTCACGTTGTTCTTGTAACTTAGCTAATTCTTCTCTTGCCTTTGCTGTATCACCATCAGTACCTTTAATCTTATCGATCTGATTTGATAATACATTAATACGTTTTTGTAAACTATCTATAACATTATTATTATTTGCAACAGAAGATGTTTTATCTCTTATCTCAGCCGATCTATTATCTAAATCAGTAAGATCTATTTGTACGGCCTCAGCCTCGTCAGCCAAATCGATAAGAGTATCTTGATATATTGCAGCCTTATCTTTAGCAGTTTGTAATTTTTCTTTCTTAAGTTCTGTTGAGATCTCTTGCTCACATGTTGGACATGTATCATGCTTCTCGTAAAACTTAGATTCTTTTACAAGAGTCTTTATCTTAGAATCAAAATCAGCTTTATATTGTAATAGAGATTGTTTTTTGTCATGACGATCTTTAATCTTTTCTTGTAAACCTCTTGACCGTCTTTCTATATACTGAGTAAGTTTAGTGTTATCACTCTGAAGTGTTTCTATCTCAGTACGAGCATCATCTATCTCATCGGTCTTGGACTCAACCTCTGTATCAGCAAGACCTTCAACTTCTTTAATATAATTCTGTTGTAAGTTAATTTTATCTTTAGCTAACTCTAAATCGTAATCAACATCCTTAAGATTATCCTTCAATAAGCTTTGCTTTTCTTTTAGGATCTGATTCATTTTAGAGAATACATTAATGTCCAGAAGATCCTCGATAACATCCCGCCGATGATGCGAAGGGAGCTGCATGAAAGGAATGAAGGAGGAGGATCCCAACACAACAATCTGATGGAAACTTTTATGATTAAGCTTCAGAATGTTTTGTTCGAGGATCTTCTGGTACTCTTTGGCATGAGATGATTGGTTAATCATCGTGCCATCTACATGGATCTCAAACTTACCTGGTTTGATTCCACGTATGATTTTGTATTCTCTTTGACCTATACTAAACTCAACTTCTACTTCACAATTCTTATTGTTAATAGAGTTAACTAGTTGTGGTTTATTAATATTTCGGTGAGGTTTGCCAAACAGAGCGTATGACAAAGCATCTAGCATTGTAGATTTACCGGCACCATTGTGACCGATAACAAGTGTGGTTTTACTACGAATAAAGTCTATCGTCGTAAAACTATTGCCCGTAGACAAAAAGTTACGATAACGTAACGTCTTAAATAATATCATGCAATTTCTAAAGATTGAGCCTCGGTCATAAGGTTGTACACATCCTTCTTGATACGTTCCTTACTCAGCTCAGTTTCTACTCCATCTATATAAGTATTCAACAATTCTGTTGTGTCTTCAAGGGAGATCTCATCATCTCCAACGTTTGACCCAATAAATTCATCAAAGGTCTCTTGGATCTTTAAATCATGTACTGGTCTATTCTGTATTCTATCAACAAATCGATCAAATGTAAACTGATTTTTTCGATTTATTACAACTATTTTTACAAATTTATTATCTACCTGACTTAGATCGAACTCCATATAATCAGTAGTAGTGTCATCATACCTAATCCTGTGATGCAAAGTATGAGGGTTCCTAATAGCTTCAAGCTCTCTCGTACCCGTGTCCAGAATATGGAAGTATTTGTTGTCGTGTGCGTCATTCCAGAAAAACTCCATTTGACTGCCAAGATATGTTATATTATCTTGAGTTGATTTTGTATGGAAATGTCCTGAGTATACGGCTTCAAACCGTTTGAATAATGATCTGTCAAGACCATGTTCACACTTGATGCCTTTCATCATTTCATAACCAATAATATCAAAGTGACCAGCGAGAATATCGGCTTTACATTCTTTGATAAACTTTATAGATCGTTCTTCGTTGCCAGCATCGATCCATGGTACTAGTGCCATTTGTAGTCCATCATAATCCATAACAATTGGATCATGTATAATATGGACTTCATTCATATAATGACCAAGTAATTCTTTTAAGCTATTCAGTTCACCAGTATTCTTAAAGTATACGTCGTGATTGCCACGAATGATATCCATTGTAATGCCGTGTTGTCGTAACGGTTTAAGAAAGCAATTCCTAATCCTATTAAGACACTTGAAATTAATGAATTTACGATTATCGAAGAAATCACCCAAGTGAACGATATGGCTAATATTGTTTTCCAAAAGATAAGGAAAAAATACATCTGAGTAAAATTTCTCTGCGTTATCGAGAAATATGTCAGAAGAATTGCGAGTGCCACAATGGGTGTCATTAATTATTGCTACCTTCATTTTAAAAATTCACTTAAGTCAGAATCAACTTTCATCTCACGCTTTTTGCGTTTTTCTTTCTTGACGAATTCTTTGACAGCATCATCTGTAGCTTTTACTTTATCTATACGATCCTTAAGAAAGTCTACAAACTGTTGAGCCACGGTGTTCGCTAATGTATCACCTTCTACTTCAACAAATGTTTCTAAGGCCGAACTAGTGAGATATTTGAGCTTGATGTCTTGTTGCTTTTTCTCTTTAGCAATACGACGGAGAAACGCATACCACGTGATTTGAGTAAAATATGCAAATGCATTTGGTTTTCCAGTTCTTGTTGCGGTTTCTAAATTATAATTTTCTATTGCCTTCAAGCAATTCTCAACAGCATCCATTACCATCTCTTCACGATATGTGTAACGAATAAAGTTTGATTTATGAGATAAGCCTTCGGCTATCTTTAAAAAGCATGATGCTATGTAATTTGTTACAATAGGAAGCTGCTCTTCGTTTGCTTTAGCTATTCTAACTTCTTTAACGTATTCTACAACCGCAGTTGAAAAGTCTGCGTTATTTACATAGTGAATACTTTGACGTTTAGTTCTTGCCATAAGTTGTCCTTTCACATATATTATACTATATTATTACGGCGATGTACAATTATTTTTTTAAAAAAAAGATAAAAAAAATGCGTTTTAGGGGTGTACAAACCCGTAAAACTGGTGTATAATAAAAAGAGGTTTTTTGAGGTGGGTGGTATACCCTAGTGTAGTTTACTTTTATCTACCTTAGGAAAGGGTAAAACATTCTCGGCTATTTCCTCTTTCTCTATTTCGTCTAATTCTTCATCAGTTGGACCCTCGTTGAATTTTAAATATTCGTCAAGTGTTTCTCTGTAT